CAAAGTGGTTGTCACGGTTGAAGTCGATCTGGATGTGGTTCTTCCACGACTCCCAGTCCTGTTCAGTACATATACCTTTCAGTAACAACTGCTTACGCAGGATACCCGTGAATAGGTTTCCGAACTTACGACGAATCCTATCGATGAACTTCTGGAACTTCACCTCATCACGATTGATCTCTGTCGCACGACCTAGTGCGAACTGTTGTTCCTGTTCGAGACGTGATAGAGGTACGTTCAATGAACGGTACAACTTCTTTTGAAAATAAATGATGTCATCGATCTGACCAAGGTTCTCACCGCCTGGCAGTGTACTAATCTCTGTTCCTCGACCACCCTCACGACGTGGTAACCAGAAGTCCTCAAGCATCGACATGTGCTTGCGGTCATCCTTAATTTCACCCGTGTTCGCATCATAGACAATCTTGTTGCGGTAACGCGCCATGATGTCCTTGATGTATTGTTCTGATTTACCCTTCGGCAAGTTACCCACGTCGATGTAGAAGATGCGACGTTCAGGTGCGCGAGACATACGATAGATGACTAGCGAGTCCTCCATCATGCGCAACTGGTTTACGGGTTTGACTGCTTTCTGTAGATAGGATAGGACACGCTTCTTTGAGTTGTCCAATAGACCTGAAGTGATATACGAAACAGAATCAGAGGTCAACTTGACACCAGTGCCTGTACCGCCTTTGTCTTGGTAGATGTAAAACTCGTTTACCTTGTCTACCAGTTTCGCGCCAGTTGCTGGATCTGTTTTGTGTTTCACCTCTTTGACCTTGCGGATCTTTGCAGCGTCGATCGGACGAATCTCTTGGATTCCCATCTTAGGATTGGACGTGTCGACCACAAGGTGGTGATATAGTCGACCATCAACATACCATGAACGGAACATGTCGTGGCCGTATTCCTCGAAGTTCAACATCGAAACGATGTTGCTGAACTCTTCGAGTAGTGTGTTTTTAATTTTGTCTGAAGTGTCGACCTTGTCTAGGTTCAACGCAACAGTAGATTCTAGTTCACCCGCAACGATAGATTCGTTTAGGATGTCTTCGATTGCAGCATCGACTTCCGGATGTTCCGCGATCTGTCGATACTTAGTAATGAGTCCGTGATTATCTTTTGCAGATCCGCCTTCCATGTCGATGTATTGTCCGAAGTACGAACCCGACGCGGTGACGTAACCAGCACCATCCTCATCCACTTTAGGGACGATAGACGTTACCTTCTTTTCATCTTTTTCTTTTGACGCTCTCTTCAGTTCGAAACCGAACGCAGAGAAAACGTTTGAGTCATTATCTGCCATAAGATCCTCAGTTCAAGTATAAGGGGGTGCAAGGCACCCCCATCAAACTTACTTATAATACCATTAACTAGTGGTATTTGACTCCCAGTATTGAATTGCGAAATCAACTTGGAATTCCTCGATCGCGTCGTTTGAGTCATATGATAACTCAATTGATGCGACACTGATTGGGAATGCACCACGGAATGTGTATGACTTTAGTACACTTCCGTCTTTGTCAAGTTGCTCTACAGTCATATCTGCTTGGTATGCAACAGGACTTGTTAGACCTGTGTTTGCACTGTGACCATTGATGCCATTCATCCAGCGTTCCATTGCGTCACGAACTTCAAAACCTGTGTCGTTAGTTACCGTTACGTTCCAGTCTTCGAATGTACGGTCACCCGCAATCTTTAGGACACGACCACGGAAAGGAACATCAATTGAAGCTACCGTTGATGCAGGTAACTGTGATGCCTTACACATGAATGAAGTTAGTTCCGAATCTCCGCCAGCATATGCAGGGTAGTTTAGGATGACACGGAATAAGTTAGCACGTGCACCACCGCCCTTTAGTTTTGCTTTAAAATCGTCTACTCTAAGTGACATGTTCAATCTCCTTATACAGTGCCGACAACTTCTTCAAATTCGACACCAGTACGGACTGCGACGAAGTTGAGAGTGACGTAGTTGATTGAACGTGCTGGCTTGATGAAGACAGACGCGATGAATTGGTTCTGATCGATGATCTGAGGGGTGTTGTTCGTTTCGTCACAAACTACACGGAAGTCTGTGATACCACGACGACCCTGAATTTCACGTAGGAATGGTTCTACGATGTTTGTGAACTCTGCACGAGTGAAGTCGTCGTTCAGTTCGAATAGAACTTGCTTCGCAGCTTCACCGATTGCACGTTCGATGACTAGGAATAGTCGACGGACGTTGATGCGATCGAATGCAGATGGACGTGATAGTGCAGTCTTGTCACCGAATAGTACAGTGCCTTGGCCTGGCATAGAAACGATTGGGTTAACACGCGCTTCGTACATAGCGTTGCGGTCAGACTTTGTTGGGTTGAACGAAAGTGCTGATACACCGAAGTATTGACCACGGCGCGTTCCCGCAGGCGAGAACCAAGGTGCAGAGTCTAGGTCAGACGCTGCCATGATACCCGCAGTTGATGAACATGCTGGGATCATTTCGTACTTGTCTTCATACTTGTTGTAAACCTGAACCCAGTTACCGTCCATGATTAGGTATGAAGATGATGGTTTTGAAGACGCCCAAGTTGTAACGTCAGTTGCGTTTGCAGGTGCTGTATCTGGTGATGCAACAACAACACAGTCCATACGATTCTCTGCGATCTGTACGACGTTAGAGATCTGCGCGTTTGGAACGTTGTGTGCACAAATGAAGTCGATCTGGATTTGATCAACATCACCAAATGATGTTTCGATAGCGTCTAGTACGTTACCTGAAACGTCGGTTCCGTCGGCTAGGTCATATGTACCTGCTGCCGGAATGTCTGAAATCGAAATCCAAGTTGAACGACGATTGACATATTCAAGTGCATAACGCTCGTCGCCGACTACGTCGGTTAGGAAATCGAAAGATTCGACTTCTGCACCATCATATGAAACGACAATTTTTAGATCTGGGCTTGAACCCGAAACCACTACAGATATATCGTTACCTTTTGTACCGCCATACTTCGCAGAGACTACGTCGTCTGACGCAGCGAGACCGCCGTTGATGCGAGTAACAAAGGCACTACCTGAATATTTTAAGAACTGAGCGACAGCAAGGAAATCCTTTGAATCACTTCCGTCCTTTGGAGACCCGAATTTAGAAACTAGTTCTGATTCGTCACCGACAAGAACTGGTTCGCCTACTGGGCCCCATGCAAAGTCTCCGACGAATGCGCCAGTTGTAGAAGTGACCGCTGGGACAGTTCCCGACAGATCGATTTCTTTCAACTGGACATGCGGAGATGCCTGTGAAATAAGAGCCATGATTGTATCCTTCTAGTTAAGGTATAATAAGTTAAACATAATACGGAGTAATATCGTCAATAACACTATTTATAACTTACCAGTTTTCACCGTAATTTGCATCGAACGGGGTCTGAAAGTTCGTCCACTCTGCGCCATCTGTCGACGGCGCTTCGACCTGATCTCTCCCATCGTCGATGATACCGAACGGCGGTAGGTCTTCCTCGATCTGCGCCATCCTCTCTTCGAACAGAAGGTTCTTGATGTTCATGTCGAAGTTATCTCCGAAGGACTGGGTGGAGACGAAGTATCCGAACATCACTAGATTCATCATCAAGTCGTCATGGTTCCCGTCACTCGCCTCAAAGGAAACCCCTTTAGACACAAACGTCGATATCTCTAGGATTGTTTCTTCATCGACTACTTCTAATTTGTTGTTTTCCAGAATGTCCTTAATAGAAGAACACCCGATGCGTTTAACCTTTCGAGTCATTGTCACACCGATCGCGTCAGACTTGATTGCGGACTCCAAGAACATGTTCTCATATTCTAAATCTTGATAAAGACCGACCGCAACGAGCATACCTGCATCGTTGTTCTCTACGACACATAATGCCTCATTATAAAGATCCGCATATTTATAAATAATGTTTGGGTAGAGCAAGGGAGAAATATTGTTGTTTCGATATACAGCCACTTGCTTGAATGGCCTTTGTGATACATCGATTACCGTAAATGTCGAGTAATCCTGACCTCTACCTTTACTTACATCCACGGTCATGATATATTCATGATCTTTTACGGGTTTCTCATATACCTTGAGATCCCCACCTTCCAATAGATTTATTGGTTGTCGCGCACGTAGATCTAGTAGGGTATTACCCTCGATTAACGTGTCCCCCGTCCCGAAGAAGGTATTCCCAAATTCCTGATCAAACTGGAGTTGGGATGTATTCGCGATGGTCTCCTCTTTCCACCTCTCATCTCGCCCAGGCACGTCCCACCAGTCCACACGGAAGGGTTTGTATTCGTTTACATTTTGGACTGCACCTTCCCATATCTTGTGATAGGTGTTACCGATGCCGTTTGCGGTAGACGTAATGATAACCTTGGTGTCCGTACCGGACGATACCACCGGATAGGTTGACGTATAGAATTCTGCCGCGTTCTCTACGAACGCAAACTCATCTAAGAATAGTAGATTGACAGACATACCACGAATCGACGATCCGGATGTCGCGGCCGCAACAATGCGTGAGTTGTTCGATAGTTCGA